ATTCCGTTTTTAAAAGTAGTAGATGGGGAAATGTTAGCATTTTCTCAAGGAATAACTAGGAGAGGAAGCTATGCAGCCTATTTGGATATATCTCACCCAGAAGTGGAGGAGTTTCTTGATATTCGTAAGCCAACAGGAGGTGATATTAATAGAAAATCTACTAATTTGCACCATGCTATTGTTATTACTGACGACTTTATGGAGCTAATAGAAAAAGCTACTAGAGAAGAACATTTTGATGATTCTTGGGATTTAATTGATCCTCATTCAGGAGAAGTAGTAAAGACTGTAGCTGCAAAAACATTGTGGGTAAAACTTATACAAAACCGTGTAGAGACTGGCGAACCTTATATAATGTTTAAAGACACAGTTGATAAAGGGTTACCAGAGTTTCAACAAAAATTAGGATTAGAAATTCATCATTCTAACTTATGTTCAGAGATTACACTACCCACAGACAAGGATCGAACGGCTGTTTGCTGTCTATCAAGTGTAAATCTAGAGGAATACGATGAGTGGAAAAATAATGAGTTATTTATCCCAGATCTAATTAGAATGCTTGATAATGTACTTGACCATTTCATTCATAATGCTCCACCAGAACTACATCGAGCAGTTTATAGTGCTAGACAAGAAAGAAGCCTAGGCCTGGGAGCAATGGGATTCCATGCATATCTACAAAGACACAGTATCCCATTTGAATCAGTTATGGCGAAAGTTAGGAACAAAAATATGTTCCGTGAAATAAAGGAGAGGGCAAATGAAGCAACAAAACTTTTGGCAAGAGAGCGTGGAGAATGCCCTGACGGTATTGGCTATGGTATTCGCAATTCCAATTTATTGGCTATCGCTCCTAATGCTAGCAGTAGTATTATTTGCGGTAATACTAGTCCAAGCATTGAACCCTATCGCGCTAATGCATTTGTACAAAAAACTAAAACAGGGAGTAGTCTCCTCAAAAACGAATACCTAGAGCATTGTTTAGATGAAATAGGTATGAATACTGCTGATATTTGGCAAAACATTATTATACATGATGGATCAGTACAACATTTAGATTTTTTAGACCAAGACACAAAAGATATTTTTAAGACGGGAGTAGAGTTAGATCAGAGATGGCTTGTAGAATTTGCAGCAGACAGACAAGAATATATATGCCAAAGCCAATCTCTTAATCTATTCTTTCCCGCAGACGTTTCAAAGCAAGAACTTCATGCCGTACATATGATGGCGTGGAAAAAAGGAGTAAAAACTTTATATTATTTAAGGAGCGAGGCCATCAAACGTGCAGATAAAGTATCTGACGAAGTTCTTAGACAGTATATATTCGATTCAATTTCAGATGAAACGTGTTTAGCGTGCGAAGGTTAAAATGGGACTATTAGACGAACGAAATTATTATAAACCTTTTAATTACCCTTGGGCATTTGAAAATTATAAACTTCAACAACAAATGCATTGGCTGCCTAGTGAAGTAAACTTGGCTGACGATCTACGGGATTATAAAGAAAAACTAACAGTAGAAAACCGAAAATTAATTACTCAAATTTTTAGATTTTTTACGCAAGCAGACGTAGATGTTTGTGCGGGATATGCTAATCATTATCTTCCTACTTTTAAACAGCCAGAAGTAAGAATGATGTTAGTTTCTTTTGCATCTATGGAAGCCGTGCACCAGGAAGCATACTCTCTATTACTAGAAACTTTAGGGTTTCCAGACGAAGAGTACCAAATGTTTCTAGAATATCAAGCAATGTTAGATAAACATGAATATTTAAGTAATTTTGGGACACGAAATCCTACAGATTTAGCCAAGACTATGGCTATTTATTCTGCCTTTACAGAAGGAGTTCAGTTATTTAGTAGTTTTGCTATTCTTTTGAACTTTCCTAGGCATAATCTAATGAAAGGAATGGGACAAATTGTTACCTGGTCTGTTAGAGATGAAAGTTTGCACGTTGAAGGAATGACACAGTTATTTCGTACTTTTATTAAGGAAAATAAGTATATATGGAACGATGATTTAAAGTATGAAATCTATTGTGCTGCGGAAAGAACTGTAGAACTGGAAGACTCTTTCATTGATCTATGTTTTGAGAACGCAGAAGTACCTGATCTCACTTCTGAAGAAGTAAAAGAGTATATTCGATATATTGCTGACAGGCGTCTGTTGGGACTAGGTATGAAGAAAATATTTGGTAGCACGACTAATCCTCTAACATGGCTAGATTATATGTTAAATGGGGTAGAGCATACCAACTTCTTCGAGAACAGATCTACTGAGTACTCCAAAGCTAGTACAACCGGAAACTGGAAAGATATATTTAAATAAGCAGTTTCGAGACATGCTTAGGTCGGTCCTAAGGTAGTAGGACAAACCTAAGTGTCGAATTTACTTATAGTGACGCCACATACGCGTCAAAGTCCATAACAGGAGTTTGACTTAGTATTGAAGTATCATTATAAGTCCCCGGAAGCCCTCTAAGATATGCCCTATATTCAGGCATATTTGTAGTGGCAGGGCGATCTGATGCTGTATATTCATCAGTATCTCTTAGAAACCCAGTTCTCTGATTGCGTAAATGTTCCCAAGCATCTGATAACGTAACAGCAGTATACTCTGCTGTTTTTTCCGCATCTGTTTGTTGCCTGACAGCACTCGTGCCTGTATCATATACTAGAGAAACTCCGGAATCTCGGTCTGAATCTGATACTACTTTCCACCCCGCATCTCCACTATGATCCGCTGAATCTAGTTCTACTATTTTATTACTTTCAATTTTTGCGTACATTATCTATCTCCATAAAGCGATGCGCATGTTGTGTATATTTGATAAGGTGCCTTCACGTTATATGTTGCGGACAGCTGCCTACCTGTCCACATAGCATGTAACATTTTCTGGTCACATTTAATATTGTTACTAGAGGTAAAATTATCCTGTAAGTCATAATAATTATGTGTATCTTTAAATCTAGCAGTAGTATGATACCTATGCGATGATGACATAAATAATAATACTGTAGTTCCTGCTGCGACTGGAACACTTGCAGTATACCCGTACTGATCATTATTAGAGGTATAACTTTGTAGTAGCGTCCAAGCACCTCCAGTAGCATTTGCATAGTTCGTTCCACTACTATAAGTAGGAGTATAATACATTACACCACTACCACCATAGTTACCTGAACCAGCTGATCTGTAAGTTTTTACAGCCACGGTTGTACTGCCTGAAGATGCATGATTACGAATTGGAATACAACTAAAAGTTACTCCAGCATAGTCATTACTTGTGCCTTGGTTATCCTTATAATACATATCTCTGTAGCTATGGCCCAACCTCTGGTTATGCGCAAACATCATTTCTCTATGAAAAGTGTCTCCATCATCATTCGCATAGAAATGCTGAGAAGTTCCCGTAGGATAACCATCTCCCATCAACATATTCCAAGCTTGTATTCGCGCAGGATCATCTTGAAGATTGTTATAATAAGTGCTATTTGGACCGCTTGAAGACCATTCACCAGTTGAATACACATTTTGACGAGCCGATGAAGTCATCACCATCCCTATAGATAATAGATTATCTTGGGGTACTGATCCACTTGCCACGGTACTAAAGGCTAGTTGTCCTGATCCATTAGTTTGTAAATATTGATTTGCTGTGCCATCTGATGCGGGCATTGCAAGAGGAGAAAACGAAGTTGCTCCAGTTGTTGCTCCTACGAGAGGACGATTATTTGCCCCCGACGCTGCCGCCGGTAACGAGATTGGAGAGTGAGAAAGAACTCCTACTGTACTTCCTACAACAGCTTGGTTATTCACCGTAGCTGCAGCGGTAGGCACAGTTAGAGCAGTTCCACCACTTCCCCCTTGAACTTGTTCTACTATTATCTTTGCCATTTTTAGCTCCTTAGCTGCTTGTATCCTGAGATACGGTGTTTACTAACTATCATTATCTATCTCCATAACATGTAGCACAACTTGTGTACATTTCATAAGGTGTTGCTGCGTTATATACTGATGCTGGTTGTCTACAGCTATGCAAAGCTTCCAACATTCTTAAATCACATTGAATATCAGCATGAGTAAACATAGTTTGTAACTCACCATATACATGAATATCATGATACATATCAGTAGTATGATACAGATGCTGTGATGTCATCATTAAGAGTATTGTTTCACCAGCTGGGATAGTAATTGTCTGCGAATTATTGCCCCCTGCATAACCACTATTACTTGTATAAGAATGGTGTGTAGTCCAAGCACCTCCAGTAGCATTTGCATAGTTCGTTCCACTACTATAGGTAGCCCTATAAGATATTAAACCTGAACCACCATAGTTATTGTAACTAGTATAACCTCTTTTAGTCGCTATAGCTACGTCTGTTGTCCCTTTATTACGAATTGGGAGACAACTCCAAGTACAACCTGAATAACCACTATTCCCTACTCCCTGATCATACTCAAACTGTTTGGAGACCCAACCCAATCTTCTATTATGAGCAAAAAGTTTTGTCCTAGCACCTGCTGTCTCATCATTTGACATTGCATATGTTATACTTGAACTATTATTAGTATAGGTGCTTGAGTCTGGTCTACCATCTCCTAGTAACATATTCCATGCTTGTATATGCGAACTCGCATCACTAAGAGAATGATAATAAGTACTATTTGGACCACTTGAGGACCACTCACCAGTTGAATAAAAACTATCTCTACAACTACAGGTAAATATTGCTCCTATCATCAGATCATTATCATCTGGAAGAATTGTATTTACTGTTGCAGCAGCAGCTCCGCCACCACCACTGGCTGCCGCGGCCGCTGCGGAAATTCCTCCCGTTGATGCATTTGCTGCTTGTTTAATAGTCATATTATATATCCATTGTTAATAAGGATACTGACACCGCTGTATCAGGATCTATATTTTCTAAGTAAAGGCTCTGCCCTGGTGGAATAATTATTCCTGTACGTTCATATCTACCTATTTCTGTGTTTAATTCAATAGCCCCAGCTTTATCTATTTGGTCAAATTTTGTAGATGGTAGTTGGACAGTTGTCCCATCAGAGCCTAAAAAATATTTAGTAGTACCAGCTTTATCTTCATTATACATTAAAGCTCCAGTTGGAGCATTCCCAACATAATCTGCTAGCGTTTTCCAAGTAACTAAATCGCTTGAAAAAAACGAAGTACCTTCATAGTCAAAAGCAGCCCAAGCACTTTTCCCAATTCTTGCAGGAGTTGTCATTTTCCAATCGGAAAAAACAGTGCCAATATTAGTTCCAGTAACTTGTACAAACGGATCCTCTTCGGTAGTAGAGTCATGCGAGGTATGCGTCGCTTGGAGGTCAATATACGTGCCACCACCTGTATCACTGTTGTACCACTGATCGTAGTAATTAGTCTTTATAGTACGTTTGAACGAATAGAGCCCCGTGCATTCATTCGAAGTAGTAACACTCCCTTGTTGCTGTCCAATACAGATATAATATGTTTTATTCGTTGGATTATACTTAAGCCATCGTACTTGACCTAAACCTCTCATCTTCACATTCCGCCCTCTATTGGAGGTAATCCAATCTTCTGGGCTGGTGCTAAATCCATCAGAATAAGTTGTACGAACCAAACCATTGAAATTAACCAGTCTAAAATTATTATTACCACTTGTATGGTTTGTCATATCAACTATCATCACGCCATGATCCATATGTATATCCTTTGACCAAGGAGCCATTGTCAGAGGAGTACGATAAGTGTCCCAACTACTCCCCAACTGATCATATATGAGGCTATTGCTCGTGCGTGAGCCATCACGGAGAGAGACCGAACCCGATAGAGCACCACTAGAGTTATACCACTGCCGAATATACATATAACCATTTTCATGGATCGATACCGCCAGTTGTATAGAAGGATCAAAACAACTACCGCGAGAATAATAGGATACAGTTGAACCTTGGGAACGAGCTGTATTATAATTAGGAGTAGCTCCAAATAACGTCGCAAAAGTTGCTGATTCCATTGGTACATTAAAATCCCGCCACCAACTCCAATCATTATTATCCACTTTTGCAAAGGCAGGTGTAGTAAGTATCGTATTGTGACTTGCATCATCAGCTGCTATCTCTGTGGGATATATTGCTGGATTTATAAGATAATAAGGATCAAGAAATTCGTTTGCGTACTTCGAACCGGACGTCGTAGCTACTCCTGCCCCCATAGTGCCATAGGCCCCCTCCGTTATGTTCATTCCATAAGGCAGTTTACCTTTTGTAGCGGTTGTGGTACTTAAAGAGACTAACTGATCTGCCCCCGCGCCAACACCCCAAGTTTCATCAGTTGCGACATTAAGTGTATAAGTCGCATCACTAGAATATGATACATTTACTTTAGGATTTTTAGTGGGATCTTGAGACACTAAATTTAAAGTAGCAACTTTAGCCGTACTTGTTGCAGAATTTGTATAAAGTTTAGCTGCATTTGCGGCTTTAAGAGTAACTTGTGTTAATGATGTTGCCATTTTATTTCACCTTTAATTTAAAATGCTTGCCCTAAGTAAGCTAATTCGCCGTAACTTCTGAATACATCTGCACCTGATGCAGAATCTGCGGCCAAGGCTGCAGCAGAAGTATCTCCAAACCCTGCCATTGTATCAGATACAGTAACAATTGCATCATCTCCAATGTATAAAGTTTTATACCATACATGATTAGTTTTAGATTCTGTTGCAGCTAAATATTCACCATTACTAGTAATAGTAGTTAGTGGAGAAACCCATAATTGTGCATCTCCAAATAGTTCCCAAGTTCCTGCAACTGTTGTATTATTTGGTATAAGATCTACTTTTTTAAAAAATACTGGTGCAGTAAAAGAAGTTTTTGTAGCATAGTCTGCAACATCTCCTCCGCCACCAGAAGCTGCAGCAGAAGTTATCTGAGCTTGAAGATCAGAAGTAACTCCTACTAAATAATTTAACTCAGCGGTAGTCGCTGTGACCCCATCTAGTTTAT